TGCAGGCTGATATACGTCAACATGCCAGTGCGGTCAAAGTGGCCGAACACACCATTAATCTCACAGATAGCCTTAAGTACATCTCGGCCGCACAATGATTCAGGGCTGATAGTCTTGCCGACCACCATCTCGTCATTGATTAGCACTGTCTGCTGCTGTGGTACTCCTATGTGCTCGCATAGACTGTCCCGCAGCTCCTGGATGGTATGCGTGGTATCGTCTGTGGGGTACATTGAATGGTACCAGTCTGAGACATCCACATCAAACTTAATCATCCGGTCATAGGCCGTGATTTTACGCTTTCTGCGGTCAGCCTGCTTCACTACACTGTCAACTACATAGATTCCATAGGCCATCTTATAATCGCCTATACTCAGCGTGGCAGTAAACTCCCGGCCCTCAATCTCCTCATCTACATCGGCTACTGTAACCACAAACTTAGCCGCCTCGCAGCTTCCCCAGACAATGTTACTCCCGGATGACAGGCTTTCGGTTAGGTTCAATGTCTCCGCACAAATCTGCGACATCGGGATGGTCAGCCACGGCGTCCCTGCGTCGGATGGATACAGGTTATCGGCTGGGTACAGGTCATTTGCTGGATACAGTGTATCAATACCGCCATTAAAAAAAGACAGTTCCAAATGTCTCACTGTCTCCGCCCTGTTGTTGTCCCCCCGGCACCGCTGTTTAATTATCTCTGGTACGTCCAGCACCTTGCCACCTCCTTAATACTCAATCAACGCTAATCTGATGGAATTATAGCGTATATCATTATCAGAGGAGTCATAATAGTTAAACTGTATTGTAGGATAATAAAACTCCCCTGTATAATACCCTAACCTTTTATCATTCCAGTATCTGACCTGTATTTTGTCTTTATCTGGAAAAAATCCCAACAGCTCATCCAAATCTGTCAAATGAACCATATTAGGTGTATTCCATTCAATCTTCGTTCTGGTATGCGGCAATACATTCCGGTGCAGCTCTCCATATCCATCCTGGTAGCTATCCTCATCCTGTTTCTGGTCTGGGCTTGCCCCATATGAGTTGTGCGCTATATATTTCATTGGAAGTTTCGTTCCTTCAATTTCAAGCAGCCAACCTTTATAGTCCGCCGCAGCCATATGCACCACCTCTTTCTTGGCATAATAAAAGCACCCGGTTCCCCAGGTGCTATAAATCGTTAAATAATGTTGTTTTTCTTCATGTATCCCAAAGTAAGCAAGGCATTTACTCCTATAAAGACTTCCATAAGCAAATATGCTGGACTAATTTTTATCGAATCA